TTGAGCTTGATGTGATATCTATAGCATCGTAGTTTTGTGAAGCCTGATTCCAAATGCTCAATGTCACGGTATTGGCGTCAACAATGGTGACACTATAAATAACATTATTTAATCCAGGATCGGTTCCTACCCAAAGCAAACCCTGAAGATATATGATTTCACTATTTTCTAGATTGTGGCTTGGTATGGTTACCTGAGTTGGATGTACAGAGAAATTTACTGCGGTTACGGCCATGGTATTGGCATAAAGTGTCGTAACAGGTAAGGGAGTTTCAGCATCTGGATTTTGATAGATATTGATAAAACCTTGCTGAGTGCCTGCTGTAATGTAATCAACATAGTTCTGATCGTCAACATTATCCCAGCTAACATTGCTTTCCCAGAAGGTTGTCAGGCTGTCCCAGGTGATACCAAAGGTGAATTGAGCCGGCCCAAAGCAAGTGATTGTGTCACGAAACTTTGCCCAGGTATTGTTTCTGTAGTTGAAAAGGAGAACGGTGTTGGGATAGGTTTGTGTTGTGGAAGCAGTGGATGTATCTAAATAATTCCAGTAGACGAGTTCTTTTTCAAAATCCCTTATCCCATGAACGAAATTAGGAGCATCATTTTGAATCTCGAAACTAAATACTTGTTCAGGGATTTGATCATCAAGACGTGTAACACCGTTAGCAGCTGCCTGGATAATCCCGCGATTACTGACAGTCATCACTCCCTGATCGAATACAATAGAACTAAAAGTACTAATGGAGCCAAAGTCTGAAGAAATTCGTTCGAAAATGAAAGGTAGGCCATATTCTCCAATATATCGTAATTGCCAAGTAGAGTATTCGAAAAAAACAATTAAAGTATTGCGGAAAAATGCAGCACCGACAATGGCTTCATTTGTAGGAGCGTCAATGAACCCACCTCTACCGAAGATATCTCCACGCCATCCATCAGTTTGATCGGTAGGATCCCCAATCTGGCTAAAACGGCATCTGGCGGATAAATTAACTGCACCCGTATAAGTATCGCCAGTCGGCCCTTCCCAGGTGTTCAGGGCAAGCAAACGGCCGTAGTATGGGATTAAAATCCGAGCCTGCCATAAAGTAATTGTCGCAGTCACTAATGGCTCTAAATCTACCCAGGCTGAATTATTGTAATAGCGCATGGGATCATAAGATTTAGTTGGGATATCGATATTATTATTTGTGACAAAGAAATAGCGTAAGTCGGGTGAAGCGCCTTGATAGTTTGCTTCCCAGAAAAAATCGGTATTTGTGCCTGTCCATGTTGTGCCAGGAACCAATTCCTGAAATCCATTATTATATTGATAGGCGTATGTAGTATCGAAAAATACTGTGGAATCTATACCAATAGTGGAAACCTCTCGGCGAAGAATTCCCATGACAGGGAGTAAGGGGAAGTATTTGAATGTAACCGTTGCCGCAGTCCCAGATGAAGCCGTTGTGGTCAGTGTCACACTTCCGGATATATAATTAATTGTTCCTGAATTTCCTGGCGTGATACTTTCTAATGTACCAGTTCCATTATCGGTAAATGTTATTGATCCTACGACAATTATTACACTTCCCTCGTCAATTTCTGCATAAGGTTGATTAACCCAAATGCCCCCAGAAGTATATGTGCCATATGAAGTCGTGTCAACTCCAATTGTAAAATTATTAGAATCTACAATGGTTACAGTATAAGTGTTTCCATTCAATTGTGTCATTCCACCAATACCACTAAAAGTAACCTTCATCCCATTACTTAAGCCATGATCCGGACTTGTTACTTGTCCAGGATTAGCATTCGTGATAGCAGTGATCGATCCCGAAACACCTGTGCCAAAATAAAATATATTGAAAGTCCAGGGAGATGTACCGCTATTACCTAGAGATTGCGAAGTAAAAAATCGACTTAGACGCCCCATGGGGACTTCGCCATCGCGTTTCTTTGTCCTTTCACGCCAAACATAGGCGTTTTCTAGATTTGAAAATGCCTCATTTGCCAATAATGCAGGTTTCTTATCCTGGACTAGACCTCCACTAGAATACCCGCCAATTTGTACTTGATGGAAACCAGTCATTTAGTTACCTATTGCAGTCCAATAAAATCCGGTATAACTTGAAGAAGAGGAACCTGTAAAAGTCCATTGAAATGCTGTTTTAGTTACGGAAAATACGCCGACATCATTTCCACCCGAACTATTACCGATCATCGTAGTAAGAACATTAAAGCAATTCCCTGGAAAAGATATATTTGCCGTAGCAAAAGTAACTGTTCCATTACGTGGAGGAAAGTTCACAATGCCCCACTGGAAAATCAGTCCACCTGGCAAAAAGGTGTAGCCGTTTGTTGTAGCAGAAGGAGTCAAATTAACTGTCAGTTGCTGAATAAGTCCTGCACCCGTTTCCCAAAACAACGCCTGATCTGTGGTGAATGAATTAATAGTTTTAGAGAAGAGTTGGCCGTAGCCAGTCACTGCGGGGGGATTGGTTCCTTGAGGAACGAAATGGGCTACGGTATGATATCCTGCCGGCTGCATGTTGGGCCCATTATTGCTCACATGATCAACGGCAAGTGTTTGAAAAGTTCCATCTAGGTTGTTTCTAATAGTCGCTTTGCTCTGACCTAGCGAAGAGCCATCTTGCGGGTAACCTAAAGTGTAAGACGGTATTGGCATATCACTCCTTTAAACTGCAACTGTTGCTATAGGTTGGTTGTCTTGCGGCCGGCGCAATTTACGCTTGGACTTTTCACTCATCTGAGTTTCAAAAGCGGTTAAAGGCTTTTTCAACACTTTTGCTTTACCCTTTATAACAACCATGGTTAACCCGTTGTATGCCTACCCACAAACGGCCCACCGCCAAGAGGGATTGGTTTGTTGGGAAGAGGTTTAAGTTTTTTCTTTTTGATTCTTGGAGGCTTAATATTTTTCTTACTCACATTGCACCAAAGCTCCCGGATTGCCCACCCGATCCATAACTATTTGTTAACTGATCTGTATAAATAGTACCGATTCTCTCCTGACCTATCTGTGCGTAGGTTCGTGTGTCGAGTATGTCGTAACGCTCTTTGAGCATCTTATCGATATACATAACTCCATCAGTATCTAACCTTTCCTCGAAAATCTTTTTGGCCGCACCTACAGATAAGATTTCCCACCATTCTGATAGTTCAGGATTTCCAGACATATCGGAAGCCAGCAAAGCTTGAATAGGCTGACGATAGCATGTGAGTTCGACGGTGTAACCCTTATCCGGCACTGGAGCTAGCGTGAATTGGTTTTGAAAAAACATGATTGCGAGAGGAATGGAAAACTTCTTGGGATTGTATTGAATCTGGATCGGACATCCGTCAGGAATAGGCTCAGCAAATACCAAACCAGTGATCTCTCCAGTTAGATAATCGATCGTAGCGTTTCCAGGAATCGTTGGAGTGGAAGAAGCATACTGACGATAATACGTCCAACCATATTCTTGGTTTGTATTATTGGAAGTCTGAAAAATTTGAATTAGATTTCCCTGGCCATCATCGGTCACATTTTGAGTCTGACCTACCCCATTGGCTCCAATGACATTTGCAGTAATTAAAATGTTTTGAACCCGACTCTGAGGAAAATAAAGATTGGGATTGCTCTGTGTACCAGGATCGTTATTGACACTACCGATGAGAGGATGCGCCGTGGTGTAGCCACTATACGGGCCAGTTGTGTCATTACCAAAATCAAAATTTGTATATTGTTGCCAATTGTAATTGTCTCTATAGAATGTCGAAGGTTCATTAAAAAGGCGAAGCTCCCTCTTCGCGCAATAGCAGGGCTGATTCACAGTGATGTAAAGCTCACTGTTGAAAGGGTAAACATCCTGACCAATATTGGTCGTAAATGTGTAAATATCTTTAAGTTTTAATGATCTAAATTTAGCTGGTAAATCGTAAGAGTAAAAACTATGCATCTGTTGCACAATATATTCATTCGTAACCTGAAACGAGTTACTTGAGCCAGTCAACTTACGCGTCTTAGTGACCGCATTAGCTAAGGTCGGATATAAAGGAAACGTTGGTACAAATGTCATAATATTGGTTGGTTATCAAATGCATCTTCTAAAGTTACCGTCCCAGTCCCTGGTGGTATGCCAGAACCAGCCGGCACAGCCACACAAGGAACTTGTGGATCTTGAAAATATATAAACGGATAAAAATTCAAACTGTCTACTTCTATCGTTACAGTTGTCGAAGTGATAGAAATAATTAGAGCTTTCTGGTTATTAAGCTGAATCATTCCATTCGTGGGAGGAATGCGAAAGCTAATCCATTCACCCAAGATAAAATTATGATCCTCCGCAAACGTAACCACAGCGGCGGGAGCCTGCGTGATGTTAGTTATGTATTGCAGATTCGGAATAAAATTCGTTCCGTAAGGAGGCCCATAATTTGAGTTAGGAGAACTCACAGAACCGCCATGGGAGTAAATCTCACTCTCGATACAGTATCATAGCTACGCGGCGTTCTTTGCCCGCTGGCAGGCATTTCCATAGAATAGCGTCTGATCTTTTTCTTTGTGTTGTTCAGGTGTTTTACAATTCCCATGGGCAAATCGCAAATCTCACCATGGATCAACTTAATGATTTGAATCGGTTCACCTGCATATTTTCTGTAGGTGAATTCTAACCAACCACCCTGTGCATCAAGAAACTCGAACATGCCATTGACAAGTTTATCGTCTTCTTTACGCTGTTTTTTAATCAGTTCGTCCCTTTCTGCCTGCGGTAAAGTATTCTGTTTCTTTTTGTTAATTTCTCTTACTTCCATGATTAATCCTTTGTTGGGAGGAAGGGGACATTTTTGTCCCCTTCCTTTTGGTTTACGCGTTGGTGATTGCATTGTTGAAATCAGCCTTGAAAGCAAACACTTGCATGTTTGCACTAGCTACTCCAACGGCAGACAAACCAATATTCATGATGTATTGCGATTTGTTATCGAATGCATCAACGAGGTTTGTACCTGGAGGCGATGCAGGAATCGTCGCGCTTCCATTGAGCGGAACAACACCCGAACCAGCCGGCATACATACCGCAGGAGAAGCCCCACCTGCAAAAGCTGCAGATGTTGGAAACTGGAACGCAGTAAATCCAAGCGTGTTTACATCGATTGTAATCGACGAAACAGTTGCGGAATTAGTTACGCTCAAGATCCTAGCAGCACCTGAAGGATTACTTGTCAATGCTCCACTACCCGCTTTTGCAGTCAGATTACTCAACTGCGTCATGCCGTAAGGCACGGGGATTTGGAAATCGACAAGCTCTCCGGCTGAGTATGGGTTCTGACCAAAGAAGTAAACGACTGCCTGTGCAGCTTGCGTAATGTAAGCAACTGGCAGTGTATTCGGCAGGAACTGTTTCGGATAAACCTTTTGGTAATATCCAGTCGTTCCATTAGCTACAACCAAGCCCGCAGATGCAGCAGAGGCGGCGTACCCAAGCGTTATGCTTGTGGAAGCCGAAACCGCTGTAACTTGATATAGATTCGGGCCGCTGATTTGCTGAGCTCCTACTACGTTGATTAGACGCACCATATCACCGACATTAATGCCTGTTGTAGTTCCGGCAGAAACTACAAAAGTAGTTCCGTTAACCGCAGTAATCGCAACTTTTGCAAAAGTCGGAGGATTGGCTTGGTTAATGAAAGTAAAGCCACCAGATGCGCCTTGCGAGGCATATGTGGCAACGCCCGAACCAGTAGAACTTGGTTGACCAAGAGCTAAGTACGAGCCTGGAGCCATAGAACTAAACCATTCCGAATAAATCGGATTAGCGGCTGTAGATTGTGCACCCCAGTTTGTCAAGTCCTTAACAAACACCCAGTCTGGCATGTCTGTCATAGGAATATTCTGAGCGACTGGCGTAGCAGCGTTTGTGTAGGTCCAAGACCCGATAAAAGAATATGGCAACATAATTGACCTCCTTATTAAATACCTGTTGAACGTAGGTTTTGAATCCAGAGATCATTTGTAATGCACTGCCCTTGATAGAACGAGCAACCGGCTGTATGGCGTAACATACATGGGTCGTTGTTATATCCAGGAGGCAGATAGATAAAGCGAGCTTTACCTCCTGCTTGCCACACAACTTTATAAGCCTCTTTCGCAGATACGAAACAGTTAGCAACGTCATTTCCAAGCAATGAAGCATTGGGGCTGACAGAGCCTTGTTCCGAAATGAAAAAGCGAACGTTATTAGCACCGCCGACTTCTGTACTTAATGTTTGGGAAATATTTGGATACTGGAATTTCTTTATAAACCCAGTCATGTTATACAGCACAGGAATCATCCTTGTCGTCAACATACACCCATAGGCGTCACCAATCGGCGATGTTCCAAAGCGCAGTTCCGCTTCCACGATATTCGTGATATACTCTCCAGAGTTGTTCTGGAGCACTGTAAAGACGTCATCCACATCGGTGATCGTCATTTCCGATGGAATATCGCCATTATTTCCCCCTACACAATTGATTATACTCGCAGAACTTTCGA